AATCGTCAAACAGGGAAGAGAACTTGCTGCGAAGTCTCTGTACGAACTTCGCAAACTTTAGTTCATCTCGGGTGATCTCATTGGACCTGCCCAGAGAGAATCCCTGCTGCGGGACAAGTCTGGTTACGGGAACACCCAGAGAGTTGTACAACTTCTGCTGGAAATATTCCACGTCTTCCATCTTGCCCAAATTTTCACCGCCACGCAGAGTGTCGATCTGGGTTCCCTGAGAGCCTTCTCTTCGGGGCAACCAGATATCTTCAAGCAAGGACATGAATTTTATATCGTCTTTGATCTCACCTGTATTTGAGTCATAGACGAGTTTATTTCTGTACTTCGTCATGATATCACGAAGATACTGCTCTGCCTTAATAGTCGGCATGTCACCAACATCAATGTAGAAAATACGACGCTCTGGAGCGCGAGAAATTCTATAGATGACGGTGGCGTCTTCCATCATACGAAGTTGATTTAGTGGCTTGATTGCCTTGTGCAGATATGATAGAACCATCGCACGTTTCGCATCCATTAGACCGGAGTTGACGTTTACGATGGAATCGAGAGCGATCTTTGCTCCCATATTTGCTGACTGTGTACCAATGACACCACGATCATTGTACAAGTAGTATTCTCTGGACTTCTTGATAATTTCGATACCAGAGGCCCGATCCATAGTCTTTTCTATTTCTCGGATTTTTCTGATACGACGAGGATCAATGTATCTCAGTTCCTGAATTCCATTGAGAGGCTTCTTTTCATCTACGATCAGATGATAGAAAATTCTGCCATCAACATACCATCTTCTGAAGATGTCATATCCCATGTTACCAAAGTTAAGAAGCTTTAGGATGTAATCGAATTCTGCTCTTATCTTCTTCTTGATGCCTTCAGAAACCTTTACCTCATCCATATTGATGTCAACAGACTTTCCATTGTCGTCCATAATAATGGCTTCATTGACAATTTCATCAATTGCAGTTTCGAGTTCTGGCTGCATAGCCATTTCTCGATATCGGGTAATGAGTTCTATTTCATTACGAACAACGCCATCCATATCCACGTAGGTTCCATAGTAAGAACCTGACTGGATGGTTACTGCTCCATCATCATTGGATTCGGGAACGAAAGATTTAAGCTGATCATTTACGGATGATCGCTCTTGTTTAAGTCGTTCTTTCTGTGTTGTGAGAGTTATCCCGAAAAGGGTAATCGCCATTCTATACTCCAATGTAAAGTTAGTGTCCTTAGTCTCAGGACCGAGGACACTAACCTATTTAGTTCAATTAAAATACTGGTACGTTTCTGGTTGGAATTGCTCCACCAGTTGCACCAGAATCTGAAGGATTGCTTTCCCACCACTGGTATGCAAATGTTACAGCATATTCTTCGATTGTATCATTTGCTGCCCAATCAACTTCAATCGGAGAAATATCCATTGGGAACATTCCGATAAAAGTGTACGACTTTAGGGCTTCGCCTGTTTTTGCATATTGCGTTACAGACGCCTGTGTGGTATAAGATGTTGGTGAAGCGAAGGCAGGATTTCTTAGGTTCCCTCTATGAGAGTTCAATCCATTCATCCACATCTCGAAAGCGTTACGAAGCTTGAAATCTTCGTCATTGATAATTGTGACAGTCCATTCTGTGAAAATTCTATTTCCGGCAAACTTCAATTCACGTCCAAAGTAGTTTAGTGGAACCTGATTGACAGTTGATCCGGGTAGCTGTGCTGCTCGACAAAAGAATGACATTTGTTCTGCAACGCCCAATCCATTTGAACCGCCTCCGTTTCCGGCAGCATTTCCTGATGTCGCTACGGAAGGAAAGGACATTGATACTTCAAATAGATTTGGTCTCGCACCGTCTAATGATAAAGTTGATCGGAAAGCGCCGATATCGAAAGGCATATTTTATACTCCTGTTTTTCGTCTCTAGTATTTATGAATTTGGTTGGAGGGATCGGAGTTGCCAGAAAGATTATTGACAACTCCGATCTTATTTGTTAAGTCCGACCAACAATCTCGTCGAAGCTTACGCCAGTTCTAGTAGCAACGAAATTCAACTGAATGAAGTTAATTGAACGTGCTGGCTTGATGTAAATGTCACCGATGAATTCGTTTCGATCAATGACTTCTGGTGTGTTGTTTGTTTCGTTACATACAACACGGAAGTCAAAGATACCACGTCTTCCCTGAACATCTCTTAGGTATGGTTCAACCAGAGAAACGAACTGAGCACGAGTAAATGCATCGTTGAATTCGAATAATGAATACTGAGACGCCTTAGCAATAGCTCTTTCAAGAACAATGAACAGTCTTCTGACATTGATTCTATCGAATGCAGAAGGCTTAGAAAGCAGTGTCTTGTCTCCAAACAGAACAGTTCCCTGTCCCGGAAGAGAAATGACAGGATTAATGCCATTCTTATACAGAATATCTCTGTTTGTCTTATTTGGGTTCCATGCAAGCTTGATTGCATTCTTGATGACACCTCTGTTCAGGCCCGCTGGCGAGAACCAAGGATCGCGGTCATAGTCTGTACGAACACACAGACCAGCAATATCACCGTTTAGAGGGACCCAACGATATACATTGTTGTACTTGTCGAACTGATACTTCCAACCACTATCCATAACACCATAAGAAGTTGATGTGATCGCATTTCTTTCACCGACGATGTTATTCGCTGTGTTTGTGTTGTCTGGCTGATTTACAACATTTGCTCTACTTGGAGATGCAAAGAATACCGCATCCTTTCTGTATTCTGCAATATTGTCTGCAACATAAGAAACAACTGTTGTTCCATGACCAGAAGTCATGATCAGAGAGATATCAACATCTTCTGCGTTCTTGAACTTGTCGTATCCAGCAGAAATTTCTGCTGTTGTTGAGGTGTTGTAAGAACCACCAGATAGACTTAGAGAGCTTGCAACGTTTAGCTGATCACCAAATGTAGTATTAGCAGCAGTCGCACCCCAATTTTCTGTATTGTTGGTTGGGTGAGACAGCCACCAGATATACTTTGAACTGTCGTTAATAACGTTTACGTAGTAGTTAGAAGAGCCATCGTCTCTCTTAGCATCGGATGCCTTAGAAACGAAAGCAAATCTTTCAAGAACTGTATTTGCAGTTCCAGAGAACTTACCATCTTCGTCTACAACAACGATATGCATTTCATCGTTTACGCCGTTCTGATTTGCGGCATATGTTGATGTTCCGGGTGCTCCGTTGAAAATGCTTGAGTATTCCCAAGAAGAGAAGTTTGCAGTATTTGAGCCAGAGTACACTGATACCTTTAGTGAACTTCCTAGTTCACCGGCATACTTTGCTGCCCACTCTGCGAAGGTAGAGCCCTTGTGGTTTTCTTCGTAGTCTGTTCTATTCTTGATCAATCTTCCTGTTGTGTTGGAAGTAGCATTGAGCATAGTAGCAGTAGCATTTGCTCTTACCACTCTTAGGTCTCTGCCGTATCCGAGGAAGTTTGCTCCAGTGAAAAAGTCTACGAATGTATTTGCGTCTGGTTTTCCATATAGATCAACTAGTTCGATTTCATTAGTGATTGTTCGAACTTCATCAATTGGTCCCCAAGCAAAAGAACCGACTAAAGCACCAGTAGTCGTTCCCACTGCGGGAACAATTCCTGTCAAGTCGATTTCTGAGTAGTTAACTCCTGCTGAAAGTTGAAAAGTCATAGGTATACACTCCTTTGGTATCCATTAAATATTCTTAGTCTTACTTATTTATGCTTTTCAAGTCTTTCAAAAACGTCTATTGTAACCCCAATCATAGTTGAGATCGTCGAGTGGATACTTTCTGCTCAAGTCTTCTAGCCAGAGTTCTCGATCATCCATGTACTGATCATTGTCAAGATTGCGTAGACCATCATCGATCTGGATCATTGGCATTAATTCTGTATCCAGAATATTCATCTGTTCCTTCTGAAGAACCTGTCTGATATCCTGTCCAACATTGTCTCTGAAATAGCTCTGAGAAGTCAACCATGCGAAATTCACAAGGGTCATCACCAGATCGTCATTTTTACCTGCTTCTGCTGCATATGAAGATTTGCTGATGACAAAGCTCGTAAGCTCTGATATAGTCTCTATATCATGAGTGATGATCTTGTCGCTCTCCATAAGGATTTTCAGATTTGCGCAACCAATCTTCTTAGTCTGAACCGTCTGCTTAAGTCCGAGATTAGTCTTCTTG